AGCGGTCGACTCTTCCTGAGAACCATACAGGAGAGCTAGGACGTCCCATGTTTGACCATGAGAAGACCATCTTGTATCACTCCTCATCTGCTCAATAAGTTCTTGAGCAGTGAGGAGCTGTGCATACCGATCGCTTAATGGTATGCCGTTTGGATTCTTCCCAGCCCCTAAAGGCTGAAGAACAGTCCAAAGCAGACCCGCAAGACGTCGTTGGTCACGACGAAGTAACTCTTGTGGGAATCTACTGAAGTGTTGTAACGATGAGGCCAATGAACCGGTCTCAACGTTCTTCCACTTCCAGGGTTTGTATTTATGGTTGGCGGTAATCAGCCAACCGGCAAACTCTGCCAATGTGCCGGAGGAGATTGTCTTACTCTTGGATACAGGAACTTGTAATTGTTCCAACTTCAAGAGGTACTCGCTGGCTAAAGTACTGTCAGTGATGACGATGTCATCACCCAAAATACGATATTGGTCTCCACCTTTATCGTACGACTGACAGGACTGCACTAAGCCATGGTGTGCCATCGCAAACAAAGCGAAGGATGGACCGGCTCCTAAGGGTTGCCCCTTTTGGAATACCAACGTCCGTACACCATCACCCCTACATACCTCTCCAGGTAATCGGGGCATGCCTTTGGGTATTATGTATTCACCCTTGGCGACGCGTTCCAAAGCAATTCGGAACATGAGCGGTACTTTAAGACTCTGCAGTAGGTCCCTTTGCAGGTACCAAGGAAAGTGATTCGTAGCATCACTCAGATCTATCGAGTGGGCCACCTTTCCTTGACGAAGTTGACCTTGAACCCAGTTTGCACCGGATTCCTGGTCGTAGGAACAGTCCTCACGGACTTTCCTGAGTTGACGGAACAAGTACTTCTTGAGAGGATCCAAGAAGGCCTGCCATGCCAGGTTAGGGATAGCAAAGACCCTAAGCTTACCACCAGTCTCCTGAGTACTACCGAGACTGCCAACAACTCCTTCATAATGGCGGCGGACAACGCCGGGTGTACGAGCTGAAAACCCGTACACTGCCCGTAACTGTGGGATAACCTCCACAGAATAGGCGCCAGCAGTACCTTTACCAAGACATGTATCACACCAGAGAATTTCCTGTTGCTGTACATACCGTTTTCGAGCGGACACTTCTCGTGAGAGAGTGAGCTTGGTAAGACCTACTTGAAACGCAGCATAATAGTCACTCACCTGGTAAGGTGGGAGACTATAATCCCAAGGTTTGACTTCCTTGGGTATGCTGACAGATAGGCCGTTAGGATTAGACGGTTCCGCAGTTGCAGACTCATAGAATTTCTTCCATTGAGTATCTGTAACCTTGTCAAAGACGAACGAATGATAAACATTCAGAACGTTGAGGACCGTCACTGTAGGAAAGTTACGCATTAGGACCCCGAAAGGACCTGTTGGGTAACCATCTGGCCGACAGGCAATCCAAGATTTCTCCTGTTTAAAGGAGACTTTGGCTTGTCTTGCAACGTAAAGTTGCTTGAATTG